GGGTTGATATTGTGATACCCTTTTAAGATTAAAGTGATGTCCTTTAGGATGGTAATCTGCTCCTGTAAGAACCTTATCGCAATCAATAGGCATTTTACTTCCAGTATATTTCCAGTATGCTGTGTTGGTAAATTTATCTGTAAGGTACTTCACTTCTTCTGGATCATAAACCAAATCCATCATTACATCTTTAACAGGAATAACATCTGCATCTGGTTTAGGAAATATTTGGGATATGGTCATAAAATTTAATCCCAACTTTGCCATGACATCGTGACGCACCCCAATAAAGATAACCCTAGTTCTTGTTTGAGATACACCAAAGTATCTACTGTCCAAAACTTGGGCACACACCTCGTATCCTATATTACCAAATTCATTGAGTATCTTATTAAAATATTCTTTAGCTTCTCCTATCGTCAACCCTTTGACATTTTCTGCAACAATGACTTTTGGTTTGATGTCTTTGGCAACACGCAGAAATTCAAAGAATAAGTCTTCAATGTTCTCAACCATTTTACCATCAGAATAGTTTTTGGTCTGACCCCAACCATCAGAATGTTTACCAGCAACCTTCTCTATAGTCACATTACCAAACAGGTCAATACGCTCTTCTTCATGCACATTATGAGATAGTTTCCCCGCAACAGAAAATGCTGAACAGGGTGGTGATCCATCTAATATATCAATCTCACCCTCATCAACACCGGCTGCATCTAGAAAATTCTTACCGGTCAATTCTTTAATATCCCCTGGAAGAATAACTGTCTCAGGATAATTTTCTGCATAAGTCTTTTGTGCTTCTTCAACAAACTCATTGATGACAAGAACCTTCCCGCCAGCTAATCTATAACCAGTAGACGAACCACCCCCACCAGCAAAGGTAGAGATAACTTTGAACTTCTCTTGTGCCGATGCATCATATACATCTTTTAGTGTGTATGGTTTATATGTCATAATAATTTATCCAAACAAAGCTTCTAATGTAACTTGCGTACCATAACTTCTATCTACTCGCCAGTCGATACATTCTAGTATCAATGAAATGGGATCAACAAAAGATTTCTCAAACTGTCTATCAAAATCTACCTGTTTATGTAAATCAAATTCTTTGGGTAACTCACCAAGAAATGCAATGACATTTGACTGCAATGCATTGGGTGTTTTAAGTAATACATATTTTAACTTTTCACCATCCATAATCAACGGATACTTATGCGTCAACTTGTGTTTCTTTAATAAATGATTATAGATAATAGCACCCTTAATATGCATGGGTGTACCTTTCTTAAATATAGTAGACTTATCACCCCACTTACGAATACCATTCACTGAACGGGGAAAGGCCATCGACTCTACAGGCAGATTCATAAATTCTTTACGAAAGGTCTGTATAAACTTATTCACATTAAACTCATCTTCATTCACAATAACTTTTAATGAATCTCGGATGCGTTCACGACAAGCGTGTGGTGTTGATGACTTAACAGCTTCGATACCCATCACCTTGATTTGTGGTTCGGCGTATCTTACACCCTCACTATCAATAACATTTAAGATGTATCGTTTCTTGGCAGTCCAAATTCCTTTGTCAGCAATAACTTCTCTGTCCATCTCCATCTTATTTTCATAAGCATTTATATACGAGGCAAGGTCTCTATAACATTCATCAATAAACGGTTGGATTTTTTCTTTAGCAACGCTGTCCAAGAAATTGGTGATTGTGTCCCTAGATGTGTCACTTCTGTTTTCAAAAGTTTGACGTACAATTTTATCAAAGGTAACGTATATAGAGTCTGTATCGGATGCGATAATATAGTCTTCATCTTTTGTTTGTAGTATGGTGTTAATATAATCATTTACCTTTCCTTCAATCCATCTAATACTTAGTTGACCAGCAGTGGTTATAGCAGTAGCCAATCTCTCGTCATAATAACGGAAATATTCATTACCCATAGAACCATAAGAACTATTTAGAGCAATCTTACGAGCCATTTGAATATTATGATAAGTTGATATCTGCGCCAAATACTTTTCGTCTTTTGTATCCTCATATCGTTGTTTTGCTTCGAGCATATACTTTTTAAACTTCACACGGTCATTGTAGAACTTCTCCATCAACTCTGGTAGAAACCCTTTAATGTCTGTACGGAAACAAGCACCGTTGGGAGTAACAGTCAACCCCAATTCGGACAACATACTAGTATCTACTTCTTTCGCTAAAAGTTTATCAACTGAAATTTTATGGGGGAAACTTTCCTTTATCAAGGTCTCTATTGAAATATTATACTGCATAATCAAATGAGGATACAAACTATTTAAATCAAAAGACATGACCCAATTGTGTTGACCTACCAAAGGATCTTTTACATAAGCACCTTCATACTTTGCAGTTTTATCATTTCTCACCCGTTGTGGTATAACTTTATTCTTCTCTTTAAGATAATTAAAGATGATAACATCCCACATACGATTCTGAGAATAAACATCATTATAATTAATCTTAGCTTCATATGCCATCGTAAACATTAACTGAATCATGCCAAGATGATTCTCTAATGCATCGACAAGTTCCACATCCTTAATGTTGTAATCAATAAACGATTGGTAATCTTTAGTATACCATTCTTTAAATGTATCATACGGATTGGGATCTTTCTTCGTGCCCAACTCCACAAATGCTATATTATCTAATGTGAATGACTCTTGGTCAGTGTATGTAAACTTTTTATATAAGTCTAGATAATCTAAATTAGCCACACCCCATATATTATATCGTGTTATGTCTCTTCCAAATGTGGAAGTATGTTCTTCGGTCACCACTCTCCAGGGTGATAAAGTTTGCATAAACTTATTGCCGAAGAGTTTTTTTATTCTTAGGCAGAGATAAGGAATATCAAAGAAGGTAGTATTCCAACCAGTGATAACATCTGGCTGAACTGATTCCATAAACGAAACAAACTCTCTAAGCAACTCCTCTTCATCATCACAATGTACATAATCAACATCATCACGGGTATTATTATAATCATATATACCCCACACCATAATCTTCTTCGTCGTATAGTTTTTGACAGTAATGGCTAGAACTTCTTCCTCTGCCTGGTTAGGATCAGGGAAACCATTCTCACTTGCAACCTCTATATCAAGAGATAAGGTTAGAATCTTATCTTGATTCCATTCTATAATGCCTGGGTAGTTATCTGATAGATAACAATACTGAAACCTCTCTTGGCCATACACCAAGTCGGGCTGTTCTTCATAGTTCTTGATGAAGTCTCTAGCCTGATAGATGCTATTAAACTTGACCGGTTCTACAGTAGTACCAGTCAAAGTTTTAAATTTTGTTTTTTTCTTAGTGGGAACAAATAAAGTAGGTTTATACTTTATCTTCTCCATAATACGTTTGCCATTACTAATGGCACGCAGATAGAGGGTATCACCTTTAAGAATAATATTTGTATAAAAGTTTTCAGACATATGGATAGTATATCACATATCCATCATCCAGTCAATACCTGTTTAGTATCTACTTTTACTTCGGGTACTACTATACCAGAACCAAACATTTGTCTATAATTATTTACTATATCATCAGCGGGGTCTGCAATAAAAACAACATGTTCCCTTGGCACTTCAAAAGTCTTACTCTTGGCAAAAGGAACCCACGGCCCGAAACCCATTTGAACTTGACCACCAGTACCAGGATTACCCACAGGCATTATCATTGCTGGGTTTTCCAAAGTTACTGCATCGGTATTGATATCAATATCAGCTACCAAATCTTCACCACTTTTAAGTCTTACTAATTTTATTGCCATAATATATTCTCTCTCTCAAACAACCTTTTTTTTATTTCCTATGTTATACTTTGTTTCTAACAACCACTCATTTTTTTCTTTGTAGGTTAGTACCTTTATCTGTGACAAAGGTGCCTTATCGTCAGCGTTCCCCATAATTTCCACCAATCCCCAATCAGATAATAAGGTGGCTATTGTATTTCTACGTTGCACATCATTAATACTAATGTTTGAGGGTTTACCATCAAGTGCAAACAACTCTTTAAAATGCACTAAAAAATATCTACCTTGTTTATGTAATATATGACAAGATTGATAAAGTTTTCTTTCTTTACGGGAGGCTATGCCTATGCGGGATAAAGTTTCTCTAACCTTTAAAAAATCATCTGGTTCCGACAATCTGATTTCCAACATCAAGTCCGGATGCCACTCCAATTCTTCCATGACTAATCTCCATTATTATCATTATTATGGAGATATTTATTTCTTTCCGCCTTTAGACAATGCCTTTTGCATCATCTCTAATTGATCCTCATTCAAAATAGTAAGAGCTATTCTAGCTTTCTCATTACTATATCCAAAATACTCTTTAACTAAATCTAAATTTTTTATCTTATGGGCTTTCATCCACGGAGAAAAGCGTTTCTTCTTAGGCAAACCGTGCAAATAAAAAT